TTAATTGCAGATACATCCAATCTATTACCAAAAGCAATATTAGGTATGTCTACTGTTCTGCAATAAGCAATAGGTTTAAGAGCTTCTACACCTATTCCTTCTTCTTGTTCTACATATTCATTATTTAGGATCACGTTTATAGTTGCTGCTGTACCACCACTATTTGTATAAACTGCTGATACACCATGACCAAAATTGATATCTAAATATCCAGCCATATCTAATTCAGTTTCTAATCTAAATTGAGACATTATTGCTCCTCTAAGACCAATGAAACTAAACCTGTATTATCAGGCTCAACTGTTTTGACTAAAAAAGTAGTCTCAGCTTTTAAAACATTACCTTGATTAGTTGTTATAGCATCTACAACTAATCTATCTTCTTGAGATATGTAAGGAACATCACTTGATTTAACAATAGCTCTCGGTTGATAACCAGCTACAGGAACAGTACCGCCTTCAATATTAAAATATTCTTGATCAATAATAATATTAATATTTGTACTATTACCTGAATCTATGTCATACCAAGTATCAATTAAACCAAGTCTTTGATCCCATAATGAATTTTGCACTTCAAAAAATGTAGCAGTAACACCATGACCAGTGTTTATGTCAACGTAAGAGTTAAAATCTGCTGCACTTTCTAAAGGCATAATTACTTCTTAGCTCTCTTTTTTGGAGCTTTAACTGCTGAAGTTTCTAAACCAACACTTCTATCTACTTTTTTAGCTTTTGGTTTAACTGTTGTTTCTTCAGCTTTGTTATATGCACATAGCGTATGACCTTCATGCTCAGGTAGTTCAACTATATCGCCAGCATGAACCTTTTGCCCATTTGCCATTGTGTCTTGTAATATTTTGTATTTTTTCATTTTTAAGTTGGGGGTATTGCTACCCCCATTCCATTTAAGCATCAGTTAATTAGTCGCTTGATTTACAGAATGAAACTGCATGTCTTACAGCAACATCAACAGTTTGTAGAGCAACAATTCTTACTCCACCTGAAGTTGATAATGCATAAGGGTCTACGGAAATATCTAAACCGCCATACATACCAATTAATAAGTCAGCAAAGTTTCCAAAGTAGAAATCACCACTTGTTACTTGATTACTTCTGATTACGTTATAACCATTCATTGTGTTATCAGGAGATACAACAAACTGAGCAGTACCAGTAGCCTTTTCAGTTGTTTTTAAAGTACCAAAGTCTGCTGGTCTACAGATATATCCTAATGAACCAGTTAAAGCGTTATCGTTAGCAACAGCACTTTCCATAGCTACAATTTCAGCCCATGTTGGGTTAGCAGCAGCAAATGTAGTTGTGTTAATACCTGAAGTATTAGCAATACCTGTTGGTTGACCACTTGAACCTGAACCAGCTAAAGCACCTAAGTCAATTGCAGTAGCGATTGATTTAGTTAAGTCATCTCTGATTAAGTTCTCAACATCTAATGAAGATTGTTGTAATAAGAGTCTTGTTGCATCAGTAAAAGCACCGATTACTTTAGGAGACATTGTTACTGAACCTGAAGTAAATTCTGATTCAGCAGCAGCACTACCTTCTGTAGCAATCCAGCCAGCAGATGAAGCAGCAGTTTTCTTAGGTATAACCACTGATCCCTGCAATCCCCTTAATAATGTGCTTCCAGCTTGCATTACTGAAGATTCATTACGTAAGACATCAATATAATCCCCACCCCTGTAATCTTCAGCTATTAAAGTTGAATCATCAGATGAGTTGATGTCTCTTTTGCCCCAATTTTTTAGGACTTCAGCAGGTAACATAATACCAGTTGCATCTTTACCATATTGTCTAGCAGCTTCAGCAGAACATTCAAATTCAAATTCTGCATCTTTTTGTGCTTGTCTGTCAGAAGGATTAGCCATAGCTCTAATTGCTTTTACTAGGCTAAAGTCTCTGACTTCTTCTTTAGTCATGCCAATTTCTGAAGGAGTTTCTAAAGGAGTGTTGTTAGAAATATTTTCTAATAATACACCTCTAAATTCTTCAACAGAGATACCATCACTAATCGCTTTGTCAGCTAAATCTCTTTTGTTGTGTTTTACAGCTAAATCTAAGATTTCTTTTGAATTTCTTTTAAATTCAGCTTTAGCTTCAGCAACAGTTTGTGATCTAACTTCATCAAGATTAATTTCTTGTTTTTCGTTTTCCATTATTTTCACCTTTGTTGTTTTTGTGTTTTGTTTATCTTTAGAACGACCAACTCCGACTAATCTGCTTTGGTCTGCTGGTACACTTACAGAAGAAACTTCCATAGGAGTCCATGCAGCCTTGTAGTAGACTTCATCTTCGTTATTCATTCTTGTTAAGTTATCGACTCTGTAGCCAACAGATATATTCATACGAATACCATCAACTACATCTTCAAACACTTCTCGAGCTAAAGCAGATTTACCAAATCTAACTACAGCAGTTGTCCTTTTTGCTGTCTCGTCTAGTTTGAATTCTTCAATTACACCTATTTGCTTGGTCATATCGTGATCCAAGAGAAGAGGTGCTCTACCGCTATTAATAAACTCCATGTTTATATCATCGGCTGAGTGTCCTAGCACTTCCATGCCAAAACTTCTCTCTACAGGTTCTTCGCTAGAGACACCTATACGAACCATTCTTTTTTCTTCATCTAAATAAGAGTGTTTTGATAAATCAATAGTTCTATATTTCATAGGCATATCAATTACTTTTCTCTCTTCTTCAGATTCAGTCATAGAAACTTCGTCAGTTGCTTCTAGTTCTTCACCTTCATGTTCTACATCCTCATGCTTTGCAAATTCAACAACTACAGAGTTGTCTGTCTCACTAACATTGAGGATATGTCTATCTTCTTTATTCATAGCTTTCTCCTCTTTATTTTTAGATAAAGGATGTTTTTCCAATTCATTAGAATTGAAATCTTTAAAATCCCTAATGGGATTAATCTTTGTTAAAGTGCTAAATTTATGTCCTACTTCAATATCTGTAGGTTCACCACTTCTATAAACTTGTATTAATGCTGCTGGATCATCTTCTGTACCTGTAATAGTTAATTCGCTGTTAGGTATATTTATTTTTCCATCTCGTTCTATTTTTATTATCTTTCCTCTAGCTCTACCACCAGCACTATTCCAACTTACAAAATCGCCTACTTTTAAAGCATCAGGCATAGCTCTATCTTCATTCTTCATTTGATTTACCTTTGTTTTTGACCATCTATAACCAGCATCGCCACCCCACAATGCCCATGCAATTCTTCCATTTGATGGATAACCTTCTTCACCTTGTTTAAAACCTTCTGCTTGCTTATCTACTTCATGTCTTGAGAAGAAGCTATACATTCTTTTGACTGTATCGTCAGATAGGTTTTCACCAGCTACTATTTGTCTTGCTCTTACAGCACCAACTCTAGTACCACCTCGACCATGCTCTTCTCGCCAGTCAAGACCTCTTTGAGCTTCTACTTTCATTCCTTCAGTTGGCTTAGGCATCTTCTTCCTCTTCTCCGCCTTGTATCTTTGCTTCTACAGGAAGTTTCTGACCAAATGGTTGATAAGCTAGTTCTATATCGTATTGTTTGGCTAGTTCTATTTCTTTTTGATGTTGTTCAAATAATTCCTCAGTATCTCTACCATAAGAAGCAGAAATATCAGAATAGGTAAGTGTTCCATTTTGTAATCCTATTACGTTAGCTTGCATTTCTTTTAAAGGATCAATCCATGCAAAACTTCTTGGTATATAGTTGATTGACCTAGCAAACTTATCAAATTTACCCATAGGTAGATTGATATAACCTGTTGATATAGCCATTTCTAACCAAGATTGGAATACTGGGTTTACAAAATGCTCAATTACAAACTGTTGATATATTTGATACATACTTCTATCTTCTAAAGCACCTTGTCTTATTGAGCTGTAATTAACTGATGTAAGGTCATTTGATAGCGAGTGATAAGAGATATTTAAACCTGAAGCAATACTTCTAAGTACGCTAGTTGTAAAAGAATCAAATGCAGATGTAGGATGCGTAGGATCAAATGCTTTGAAATCCATGCCTTGCGGTAATTGTTCAAATACACCAGCTTGAGCGTTCATTGTAGGATTAAAAGTGTCAGTAAATTCACCATCACCAACATAGCCATCACCATCAGGAGATGTGAAGAAACCCATTTTAGAGGCACCAACTCTTGCAGCTACAATTTCAGCTTCTAAATAACCATTTAACATCTTGACATTAGCCATAGCAGTAGCAACTAAAGAAACACCTCTAGTTTGTTCTGCTCGTTGCGGTAAATAGGCGTGTATTATTTCGTCTGCTGGTACTCTTATATGTTGAGCTTGAGCTAAATAAACCCTATCGTATGGATGGTCTTTGTATAAATGATAAGCTACTGGTCTATCGTACTTATCTACTTCAACACCCATCTTAATGCGGTTGCCTGTAGCTTTATAAAAATCGTTTTTTGTTTCGTCTAAATGATCAGCTTCTAAAAACTGTAAAGTAAAACCAAATGGTGATTTATTGTCTTTTATTTTTCTAATTAATACTTCACCATCTCTACATAAAGATTCAACAAATATCTTTTGACAATCTAAAAAAGATAATCTTCCATTAGTTGTGCAATTACCAACTTGTCCCCATTCTTTCCATGCTCTTTCTATAAGTAAATTAGCACCTATGTCTAATGATTGGTTATCGTTTCTTGCTTTTGAAGATACTCTGATTCCATGTTTACCAATAACATTACTGACCATTAAATTGAGATATCTAGCGATATAAGAGTCATTTCTAGCTAGTTCTCTAGCTCTATCTCTTAATATTCTTATGTTATCTTTAATCTCAGCATCAGCACTTGTAGATGTAGTAACAAAATCTGCAAATAATCTACCTGTATTAGCTCCTGTGTAGCTTCTTCTAAATGCTTGTCTTTTTTTCTTCTTAGGTTCGTTGATTCCTAAGATTCTGTTATACCATGCCATTATTTAGTAAACCTTACCTTTGGCGTGTTGCCAGTTCCTTGCCCATTTCTGATTCTTGCTAGTTTGATTTCTTTTAAATATTCAGCTTTGTATCTATCCCTAAACGTCATAAGTTCATCTATAGACATTCTTGATAAAGACCTACCAGCTATAGACATAGAGCTTTGATCCATTGATGCTCTGTTTTCGATAACAGCTTCTATTGCATCTAATACTTTTTTTGCATGACTTCTTAGATCAGCGTTAGTATCAGCTAGATTTTGAGTAATAGTTGTTCTTCCTGAATCAACCATAACCCTATTAGAGTCTGATGCTTTAGTTATATATGCTTCCCAAATGTAATCGCCTACTGAATATCCAGTTGTAGAGGATGATGCAGCTTCTATGTAATATGTATCGTTTGCTTCAGTAGCGGTAAGTGTAAATTTGTGTATACCGCCACCGCCTGAATCTTCGTGGAACTCATAAGTAAGTGCGTATGAGCCTATAGGATAGGTATCAGCTAAATCGTCACGTTTCCATGCCCAATAATCACCTAGAACAAGTGTACTTGGTTCTTTTTGTGGGTAATTTTCTCTATCAAATGCGTTAGACAAGCAAAAACCTCGTTAATAATTAGATTAATCTACTATTAACACTAAGGTGCATAGCCTAATTGTCAATATATGGGTTTGATATTTATATATTTATTTCCAATTTGTAGCAAAATTACCTCTATTTATCCCTTTTTTTGGTGTATTTTGCTGTTTTTCTCTTGGTTTTGACTCTTGGGTAAGTATTTTGTTCTCAATTGAGTCGTAATTAGGGTTTAAGATGTAAATTGCTGCAAAATTGTAAACTAACGTATCTAATGCCTCGTTTCTTGCAGCTACTTGCTTCCAAACAAGCGTTTTTCTACCTCTAACGTACTTTGTTACTCTTTTTTCTGCTGTAAGCTGTTTAAAATACTCCTCATCTAGATCTGAGCAAAAATGTAGCGTTGTTTGTTCAGGATCAGCAGCTAATCTTGCAAAAATAGCTTCTTTTGCACTATCTGAGCCAACACCATAGAGTACAGCCTTGTTTTTACCAACAAATGTAGGTCTATTAGCTATTGGTTTACCTGCTGTTGATAAACCTTTGACTGCAAACACCCTTCTTGCTTGTCGTGGTTTGGTAAATTGATAAACCATATTGGTATGATGTCCGCCTGAGTCGATTGTGCAACAAGATATAGGTATTAATCTTTCAGATTCAGTTTTAAATCGTTTCTTTAGATAAGAATCCAAGTCATTCCAAACATTTAAAGCATTTGGATCACCCCAAAATATCTTGTAATCACATACCCATGCTTCGTAATTTTTACCCCAACCAACTAATTGCAGTTCTAAACGATCTTTTTGCGTATCAACACCAGCAGTTAAAACTAAAACATCTTCAGGAATAGTTGTGTAATCATAATTTAATCTACGCTGTAATAGTGTTTCATATTCAACAGTCTCACCTTGCTCCTCAAAACTTTCTGCAAGGGCGGTATTTATCCAAGTCTTTAGCATCTCAGGATTCTTTTTTGCTTCAAGAAAGTTTTTAGCCATATCTGCCCATGTAGACCAAACTGAATATAACTCTGATATATGAAATCCTGCTGTATTAGATTTTGGTGCTGATGCTATCCATTCACCATGTTTTAACATCCATTGTTTTTTTGATTCTTCTATTACTGAACCACAATGTTCGCAAGCATAAGAAGCTGTCTCAGGTTGTCCTTCATCCCAAACTACATTTTTCCATTTAAGAACTTGCTTTTCATTACATTCAGGACAAGGAACATGGTAGTAGCGTTTATCTGATTCTTCAAAAGCAGTTTCTATTCTTGAAAGTCCTTTGATAGTTGGAGTAGAACACATATATATTTTTTTATTCCAAAAGGTAGTTGTTCTTTTGGTTGCTAATGATATTGGATCGCCCTCTGCTCCTGCTGATGCTTCATATCTGTCAACCTCATCTGCAAGTACACAACGTATGGCTCTTGAAGCGAGTGAGCTTGCACTATTGCTACCAGTTATAGTCAGGTTTCCACCTGCAAACTTTTTTGATAAAACTGTATTACCTGAATCACGACTTCTTGGATCTTTTACACAATTTCTAATTTTTTCAGTATCTCGAATCATCATAGCAAGTCTATCTTTACTAAATGCCTGAGCCATAGCTAAAGTTGGTTGCATAATTAACATTGGTGCTGGATCTTGATCTATGTAGTAGCCAATGACGTTTAACAGTATTTCAGTAGCACCAACCTGAGCAGACTTCATAAATACTATTCTTTGTATATCAGGATCATTAAAAGCATCCATAATCTCTCGTTGATACTCTGCTCTATCAGTTCTCCATTGACCTGCTTCTGCTGATGCTTCAGGTGATAACTTTCTGAACTTATCAGCCCAATCGCTAATCTTGAGATTGGGTGGTGGAGTCCATATTTGATTCGTCTCCTGTACCACTTTTTCTATATTTTTGAGGTATTCCATTTTGAGCTAACTCGTTTAGTGCTTCATGCACTTGTTCTTTTATTATTAATTCTGCTTCTGCATATTTATCTACAGTTATAACTTGATGTGCGATTCTTGAAGGTAGTCCTAATAGCTTTGCTCTTGCATTAGCTACATAGTCAACCCAAGTATCTTCTACTAATTGTGCTGGTATTAAGCTACCTTCTAGTTCTTCTACTTCTAACTCTGCTTTTCTTGCTTGAGCAGCAGTTAGTTTGGTTTTTTCTTCTGCAATATCACCTGATCCGCTTCGTTTGTGATAACCGCCTAGCTTTCTAAGGTAAGAAATATATGAGATTCTACAAACATCTATATTTAAAGGGCTTCTACCTTGTTTAGAGGGAAATATGCCATCTCTAATGAGTTCTGAGACTCTTTTGACCGATAAGTCCAAATGGTCTGCAACTTCTCTTTGTGTAGCCATACAGTCCGTTTATTACCCTATTAGATTTCGACTGTCGCTAGAAAAAAACTGTCGTCGCGCATAACCCATAATAAATAGCCAAGAAGAACCTACACATGGGGGTGCATACCTCATTTGTATAAAATCCTTTTCATGTTTTTATCTAGCGATTTGTTAATAGTATTTCTTACAACACCACCAACAGTCTTAAAGAAGTCTAACTGCTTGCGGAACTGTTGCGACTTAACTAAGTTAGCTACCTTTCTTATTCTATAACCTGATGTATCGCCTTTACTTTGCCTACCATATCTTTCCCATACACCAAAGGTAGCACTAGGAAAACCTTTTGGTTTACCAACAAAATACTTCTCATTGTCGTTGAAGTATTTGGCTCTGTTACCAGCAGTGATATTACCAAACTTATTTAACTTAGTATTAGCAGTTGGAGTTATCACATATTCTTTTCTTGGTTGCTTCTTAGTTCCTTCAAGTAATGGCTTCAAAAATTCTGCTGGGGTTCTACCTTTATTAGCAGCTTTACCCCAACTATTCTTAATAAATACTAATCCATTAAACTCACGTCTACTTAACTTAGCTGGAAAGAACATTACACTTTTTATTGTACTTGCAAGAGGTCTATCTAAGTTCTTAGCTATTTGTGTTCTCATAGCATTAGTAGCTCTTACTCCTGTTTCATTTACTGAATCAACAATTATTTCAGGTAAAAACTTTTTTTCTATTCTTGATAGCTTTCTTTCTACCTCTTTAATGTTTGATTGAATGTTTATCTTTACAGTCATCGCTTTCTCCAATGTGTTTGTGTTTCAAACTTCAATCCAAACTGTTTAGCTTTACGCCTGACTGTAGATGGATGCACGTCATAAGTCATAGCTATATCATGGCTAGACTTACCCTGTTTTATCTTCTGTTCCAATTTATCTTTATTAATTTTCATATTTGATAATTATAAATTTTTGTAGTGTTCTATCAAGCGATTGAGATACCAAACACACTTCTCTAAGTCTTGTATGTTGGCATCTTTATACTTATGTCTATGCAGATATTTAACTGCTGATCCTTCTAAGTAAGCTGGATATTGTCCGCCTAACTGTTGCTTTATGTAGTCTATACATTCAACTCCACCCTTATTGTAGTGCGGTGGTTTGTTTACTAAATCTGCTTTCATTTGCTTCTCCAATAACCTTTATAACCAATTAAATACTTCATAGCTTGAATTGCATCTGCTATATCATCTGCTGTAATCCACTTCTTAGAATCTAAATGCATTAGACAATGCCAAGTTTCTTTGTATGATGTACATCTCTCTAAATCTATTTCTGTTTTCCAATTACCATCTACTAATAATTCTAAAACCTGATGCTCTTTATCTAGCTTCCAATTACCCCAAGATGTTTTAGGTTCTTGTTTTCTAACGATTTCCTCTAACTCTTTTAAGCTATACCCAATTTTTGCTTTTTTATATGCATTTAATTTATTCATTTTTTTCTCCTTTTAGTTATTTCGTTCTTACATTTTTGTATGACCTTTTTCTTAGCACTTGGTGATTCAATATAATCATTCAGCTCTTTTAGTGTCATACTCTTTAGATAGTAATGCTCAGTAGTTGTCCTACCTGTAGCTCTATCTCTTATCTTTTGGCTTGCTTTTAGTTTTGCTGGCATCTTTGTTTCTCCTTTTCTTTTTGCCAAATATTGCTTCAAAATTCTTATCAAACTGTTCTTGTTCTATTTGCATATCTCTCCTTTTGCTTCCTTTACCACCATGCCACTTAGTCATACGAAACTAACCCTCTTAAAAGTTATATCCATATTCTTCTGCTTAAATGTTTCTTTAGCTTCAAGGTAATCAGGATGCATAAATCTAAATAGTTCTTCTACGCTAAAAAGCACTACATCTTTATCTGATCCATACAATTCTTTTAATCTAGGAATTTGTGCATCCATATCACAAACAATAGCTATCTTGTTGTTTCTGTATTTGTAGCAACGAAAATCATCCTCTAATTCTCTATAGCCATTTGCTTTAGCTTTATCAACCAATGCTTTATATGCTCGATACATCATCTGTATCATTTCTATTTTCTTTTTTGTATGTCCTTCAATAAGTGTTTCATCAAACAACATTTGTGCTTTGCAGAACTTAATCTCTAATTGAGTATCAACACATTTGAGTAATCGTTTTTTACCACCCCATTGCTTTTCAATAGAAGATTCATAATCCCTGTAGACTTTTAATTGTTTATCTAATGTTTCTTCTAAATAATTTTTCATTTGCTAATACATATAGTGTGTATATGTGTAGTCCTACGGACTACTACACACACAACACACATATATAATGTATGCTTACACACTTACACACCCATACACACTTGTTTACACACCTATACATCTTCATGGAGTTTATAATCCACTAATCTATAACCTGTATCTTTTTCTATTCCAGTTACAGTTTTCTTTTGTTCAACCAAACCAGCATCAACAAGTCGATAAAAAGAATTATTTACATCATCTCTAGAAAAAGGTTTACCGCTTCCATTAAACACTGCCTGATGTCCAAATGTTTTATATGTAAACCATTTTTCTTCAGGTACAGGATCATCTTTAGCCATCCAATACATTAGGCTTAAAAGTTTTAAATCAACAATATGATTAATTTGTTTTTGCGTGACAATATCCTCATTAGTTTCAATTAATAATCCTGAAGTAACCTCATATCCATCACCTGTTAATACCTCTTCGTGGAATTCAAACTTTTTCTCAGCCATGCCCATTCCATCTTTATTTTTAGTCTGTTTCATAGTGACTAACATAGAATCTTCGTTATCAGACTTCGTACCTTTTCTTTCAACAATAAATTCACCATCAATACTGGCATCTAATACAGACGAACCTCTTGCTCTATTCTTATTACCTCTACCAGTGTGATGAACCATTAAAACAGTACAATTAAATGTTTGTATTAACTGATCTGCTGCTTTTATAAACTTATTGACCTCTTGAGCAGAGTTTTCGTCACCTGAGAAGCATCTTTGAAATGTATCTAATATAATTAAACCGATATTGCCCACATCTTTTTGTAATATATTTATCTCTGCTTCAAGTTTTTCTAATTCTTCTTGTTCGTTTATTCTTGAACCTCTATTTGATAAAAACAAAGGTACGCCAGCTAATGATCCACCATGAACAGACTGGTCATACGCTCCCAACCTTTTGCGTATGCCTGAAACACCCTCGCCAGCAAGATATACTACAGGAGCTTTCGTTGCTTTATGTCCATAAAAATCACTACCTTTTGCAATAGCACATGCCATAGCAATAGCAATAAATGATTTACCTGACTTAGGATCACCAAATACTGTTACTAATTTTTGTTTCTCAAAACAATTTTCAATTAACCAATCAGGACTTTCAATTTGTGAAATAACTTGGTCAGCTCTTTCAAATCTTAATGCACCTTTTGGTATTTTTTCTTTTTGTTTGCTAACAAAAGTTTCAAAACCTTCAAAAATATCAAAGTAATTACTTTCTGCTGCATCCCATAAATCGTCTTTTTCTGCAAAATCATCAGGTGGCGTAATAATCTTTACATTAGTACAGTCATTTGCTCTTAAATGCTCAGCTATTTCATTCGCAGCTTTTTTACCAGCTTTATCATTATCAGGAAATATCCAAACAGTTCTATTAAAAATAGGTGACCAATCTGTTTTATTCCATCCTGTAGCACCGCCATGCCAACAACAAACATCATAATCCCAAATACGCTCTGCTCCTCGCATAGCTTTCTCACCCTCATTGACTATTACAGGTTTTTCAGGATATTTATTTGTTATATATAGTGGCAATAAACCTTCAGGTCTTTTCATTGACCAAGTGCCATTAGGATTTAGGCTAAAAGGTGCATATTTCATAGGCAACCCTTGATGCCTTAACACCATAAAGTTGTCTGCATATTTAACTTTCACTGATGATTGTCTATATAGATCAACCATTTGTTCTCTAGAAAATGACCTCACATTACTGGCAATGGGGGAATTGCCATTTTGTACGGAGTTATTATGTTTATGTAATGCAAGGTCATAACCAAACTGTTTTACGATTTCAGAGACATCTTTTCCATGCTGTTCGATTAGCCACTTAACACCACCGCCTATGCCTTCCTCAAAGTCATAGAACTGACCTGTTTCAAGATTAAATACTAGTGATCCTTTATTATTCCATCGCCATTCATTAGTCTTTTGGATTTTAGGTTCACCTAGTATTAGTCTTGCAACATCAGGTGCTATTTTTTGCCAATCGTAATCTTGCATCTAGAATGGTATATCGTCTTCAGTTAGTTCTTGTCTATCTATCTGAGCTTGAGTAGCTGCTGCCACTTGTTCGCTCATACTAACTTCGCCATCAGCAATCATTGGCTCTTCCCATACAGGAACAACAAAACCTGCTGGTCTATCTTTCCATCCTAAAAATTCAAATAAAGGTACGTTGATGTTTAATGCTTTAAGCTCAATAACCTCATATTTATTACTAAATTGAAATACAGGAACTTTGCCTTTATTAGCTTCTATGTCCTTATAGAACTGAACAGCCATCCTTTTAAATGCCTGATACTCACCAAAGCTAAACCTTGACCATAAGAATTGACGTTTATCATTGGTATAAAGATTAATGCTAAATGCTTCTTTATAACCATCTTCAGGCTTAGGCGTTACAATGAATGGTTTATCGCTGTATTCAGTGTTGTATGTACCATTCCACATACCCCAACCTGTTTTAATGGTATCAGGGCAAACCATAATCTTATCTAAGGTTATAGCTTCTTCATTTGAGTACCATGTTTTATCAGCGTTTTTGTGCATGATATAACTGATACCGCTACCATTATTATCATTGGAAAAAATATCTTCCATAATGCTCTCCTTTTTTAATGTATAGTTCTATCGTCTATACTGTTTATATAAATGCGTTCAAGATATTCGTAATTAGACATCTTGTAGCTCTCGTAACTCTCATCATTAACAAAACCTAACAACTCTAGTGCTAGACATATTTTTTCGTATCTTTCTCGGCAAAATCTTTCAAATTCATCATCCTGATACATTTGCTTTCTCTAAAATATTTTTAATGTCCTTGCATATATCTTCTAAAGGACACATATAGGTAACTTGATTGTGCTTAGGTGCGTTACTAACTAAATAAGCTGGTATTACGCACATGATTGTTTTGCGATCAAACTTGTAAATCAGTAGAGGTATAAATTTATCGCCAGCACTTTTTAAAACCTGATCCCACCATTCTTGGCGATACATATTAGTATTTGATTGCTTGTATCTTTTACATTCAATAGCAAAGTTCTTGTAATAAATGTCTGCTAAACCACCTTTCCATGACTGGTCAAAGTTTCTTGAGACTCTATCTTCTATACCTACTCGTTCAAAACATTCATTAATCTTACGAACTATTAGACGTTCAAATGTTGCACCTTTAGTTCTTGAATTGATAGGCATTATTGATCCTTGTATAAGATGTAACCAATAAGTATTGCTAATAAAGCTAAAGTGCCTATTGTCATGGTAAACATATGAAATATAGTCTTAATAACCTCAAGCATCTTGTAAGTTAATTAGTTCTTCTCTACCGCTTTGATACTTAATGTATCTGTACTCTTTTCCAGCACCTTTTTGGTAGTAATAAATGGCTATTGTTTTATCAGCTTTTTCTTCAGCTAATCGTTTTCTCTGCTCTTCAACTTTTGTAAAAAACTCAGTCATTGTTCTTAGATTCTTTATGTGAACAAATACCTAGCTTGATTAAGAACTCGCCTGCTCCTTCAAGTTTCATGTAGTTTTTATCAGCAAACTCTTTTAATGCAGCGTGCATATCAGGTGTCAACCAAAGTGCCTTCTTTTCTTTAATATCTTTATTCATATTTATTTATACTCTCCATTTTTTATTTTATAGATTTTTATAACTATTACAATTACCAGTTTGATATTTATATAATATAATCAAAAGTGAAGGGCAAATGCTAAACTCTCCATATATCTAATACTCTCTAATTAGCTACTTGCCCTTCTTTTATCCAACTCTCTTTATCTTCACAAAACCAGCTCTACGTTCAGGTGCAGCTTTGTAAGTTACTTCTTTTACCTGTTCTTTCTTAGCTGGTAATGTTTTCCATTCCAACTCATATTCTGCAACCCTAGCTTTACTATGATTGCCCATAGCCATCATTAGATCAGTCATAAGCTCCTTCTCTTTTTCTTTTGCGATCTTGATGGTTTCTTTTAATGCTTCAATTGTATCTACAATATCAACAGTATCAGCGTGCAATATCTTTACGTTTTCATCATTACCATCGCTAAAGATAGTCGCTGCGTGTTCAGGAGTCTCAGGCGGATAATAGTCCTCTTCTTCTATTCTTCTATCAAAGTCCAGCACTACTCTCGCCAGCTCGTCTTTATACGCTTCATCTCTTTTGTAAACGTATATGCGTAAATCAGTTGATTGGTATAGCACAATCAAAATGCCATACTCAGCGTTTAGTATTTCCATGCTTGCGTGTAATTGATCTACGCCTAAGTATTTGGGTGGCTCTTCTGCTGATGGAAAGTCAGAGCTACATTTACATTCAATAGGTATATCTCCATTTAGGATCAGTTCTTTATGTCCTACTACATAGATTCCATTATCAGGATTATGTTCTACTTTTACATTAACAACATTACACCTACCATCTAGTGATGCTTGTAAAGGTAATTCAGGGTGATCTATTTTATAGTCCACTTCAGGCTCTACATTCTCTATTCCTAGCCTTCTTGCTGCTTCAGTAATTAATACAGGTTCTAGTAAGTCTCCTGTAGCTTGTCTATTAGTTTGCACAAAGTTATCTACTAGCGTTCCATTCTTCTCTGCTATCGCCTTCTTTAGACAACCATGCTTATCAAAGAATCTAGCTCTATCAAATAGTGAACATACTATTGATGATGTTGCTCTATACCAAGTTAATTTGCCTACCATTTATCTCTCCTTGTTAATCATTTTGTTTATTTCAAAAATAGAATCACGAACTTGAACTGGCTGACTCATGCCTGCTATTTCAATAAATGTTCCTATCTCGTTTTTGTAAAAAGATTTGAGTTTTTTAACTGGAATAGTTAGAATATTTGCACAACCTAAAATGTTAAATCTAACAGTTCTGTCAGGTTGATCAGATTTATGTAACGACTTAGATAATTTAGCTAATTTGGTTAAATATATATTATGCGAAGTCATAGAGTTCATAAAATTAAACTCTAGCTGTTTTGTAGCATAAGAACGTTGTTTGTACTCCACTGCTGTTCTACACATATTATTTTTATCATTTATAACTATCATAGGATCACGTTGCATTTTTGTAGTAAGAACTTAAAGGTTTGCCAGTAGCTTTGCTTTTAAGTTCTGTATTCATATTCATAATTTCCAGTTGAGCTATAAAAACTTTGTTACGTTCTGCGTTAGGCGATCTAGCAATTTTCTTAAAAGATTCGTGAAGTTGTAAAAAAACATCTCTTGCATTTTTTATTTGTTCATTAGTCTCTAAAGGTACTGTCAATCTTCTAGCACGTTTTTGATAACTCATTACTGTCCTCTATTACTTTTTTAAATATATAAATTTATATTTATATGTACAAGTTTTTTTTACACATATTATACTAAACATTTTAGGCTAATTTTTTGTGGGTATTTTTATATCTATTTTTAAGATATTTGTAATCATCATTATAATTATCAAAATTATGTTCAGGAAAACTAGGATGATCCTCTAAACCAAACTCTTTATAAAAGTCTGCAAACATATCACTAAAAGCATCTCTAAAAGGTTCTGATATATGTTCAGCAGTTTTTAGCTTAGCAGTAGCATCAACTATCATAAGGCGTTTTAAGAATTTTGTAGGTAATATTTTTTTTGTTCTACCATCACAACCACATTGACAAATTTCAATAAGTTTTTGATCTAACAACTGTTTTAGTTTTGTTCTTATTGTATTTTCATTAGTAATAAGCGTATTAGATAGTATTGTCATAGTCACATCCCTATCATTTATATGCTCTGTATAAATAAACTTCATTAGAAAATCAGTCATTTTATCTATCTTAAATCCAGTTTGTGCTTCAAACATAAATTGTGCTTTTGCACATTCAACTTCATATTCAGCTATTTTTTGCACTATATGCAAATACTTTACATCCATACTTATATCCCTAGCTCCTTAGCTTTTTTAAGTAAATTAGAGACTCCCATAGGAGTCCAAGTATTTTTCCCTCTTCGTGTCTTTATGTTTCGTGCCATAAGAGCATTAGCAATACCCTGAAGCGTTACTTTGCCATATCGCTGTATTTCTCTTATTACTGGTATGATTTCTCCACAATATTGATCTGCTTGCTCTATCCTGACTTTACTAGCATTTATAGTAGCTACATCTAAATTAACTGGATTGCCAGCCTTCCAGCCACTTGCCCTCTTTTTGTTTAATGCTTTCTTTGCTGTCTCGCTATATAGCTTTATCTGATCAACACATTGTAAATACATTTGATGTGCATGATATTTCCAAACACTAACTGCATTATCTAATTCACGAATTGCATATATAAAAGGATCATTACCCTCTAGCTTCATTAATGCATTACAAAAAGCAAGACTTCTAGGTAGATGTCCTATATTTGGTATGATTAATTTAGCAGCTCTGCTGTTGCATTTCTTTACAGCTTTTTCTAGTTCAGGTTTATAGTTTTTACGCACACTGGTTTCAACAAATCTATCTATAATAGTTGCCCTACCATTTAGTGCTTTATGTAAAAGTGCTTCTCCCCTAACCACATCTTTTGTTGATTTTATGTATACAACAAGTTTGCCATTAGCACTAATATTACTTCTCATTCTTTTATCTCCTGCCACCCATTAGAATGACAATTATATTTAACATATACATAATATATAGGAATATATATTTATATACAAATATCTAACCTATAAAATTATAAAACCTGATCCTATCTGACCAATCGTTTATCGTAATGCAACCTATTCTCAAAGTTGCCTTGACATGCCCATTTAGCTCTTCTCTTACGAAAAGCTAGATACATAGCTGTTTTTATATGTATTATTCTTAGGACTTTGAAACTTATAAATCCTAGTACAAAAAATATTAGATTTTCCATTATTTACTCTCCTCTTCTTTTAAAATTTCAATAGCAAAATTGATCGCATTAACAGTTTCTTGATTTGCTACCTTGTTAAGATATTCTCTGATTAAAGGTATAACATCTTTTGGATTTGTAATTTCTACTTGCTCCACTTCGTTACCCCAACCAGCAAAATCTCTGCTATCAGTGTGTATTTTGAATATTGTTTCCATGTTATTTAACTCCATATTTATAATTAACATACCCTTATTATACATATTTATATATAAATGTATATATTTAGGTATGATATTTATAAATTAATTTGATAGGGGATTTAACACTGGCACTGAGCTTAAAGTGTTAAGAGTTTCTTGAAGTGAATCTAATTCCATAGAATCAGTAATAATCTTTTTATCAAAAGTAAAATAGTTTTGTGAGGTAGTGTTAGGTTTAAACATGATCCTTTTATGTTCATCATAGAAAAAAACAAAGGCGAGAATATCGCAAGTGTATTGTTTGTAAGTTTCAGACATTGATCTTGAGTTCTCAGCAGCAAATACAAACTTCTTTTCTTTAGTTGCCCTTCTGCTCTTTACTTGCACTGTATATTTAGCATTACCAAACTCAACCATTAAATCTGCTGGATGTTTCTCTTGCGTTGGATAACAAAAGTCAGCGTATTCAAGTAGGAATGTTTGCGTTAATGATTCGCCTAATGCACCAAGTCTTGAATTAGCTTGATGTTGATCTGATGTTTTTCTTGGCATTTTGACATAAGGCTAGTTGCCTTGAATTGTAAGCTGCTCTATTTGGGGTCTGATGACTATAACGAGAACGTAAAATCTCCTCACTTGCTTCTAACCATGCTCCCATCTCCATCAATGCTCTTGTTCTTCTAAAATTCATAAATCCAGTGATCCCCATTTGAAAACACATATCTATACAAACTAATCGTGCTTTACTTGGCATAACCTTCCATGCTGGAAATATCTTATCTAAATTGTTTATGACTCTATCTATATCGTTATCAAGCAAATACATAGCTTCTTCTTCGCTAATACCATTTGCTTCTAGGTTTCTACCTATTCCTATAGTTAATTTATCTTCACTGCATTTATAAGGGTGTACTCTTATACCCTCATGCTTGATAAGCATTGCTTTTGCTTCTTTAAGCATTTTATTTGGTGTGAACACCTTTGACCTTCTCAAACGTCCTAAGTGAGGACATTCCCAAAAGTGATAAAAGAATTGTAGTAAGTTGTGAAAAATCAAACTGTAGATGTTCTAGCTGTAGATCAACACCACTAACAACTGCTATCCAAGTTGCTGTAGGCAATACAATGTAGTGTATGCACAAAGAAAAACCGCAAGAATATCCAATGAAGGGTCGCCAAGATTGTACAAACCAGTTCCCGTTTTTCGCTTCTTCAGCATTGAGACTAATTTGTGCTTTATCCAGTGATATAAGTTCTTTTTGTAAGTCATGCGATAATTGTTCTTTTAAATCCTTATCTTGGACGAATTTATCCAAGACGTTATTTGCCACTTCAGCTATTTTTATAATGCTCATAAATTAAATTATGTAGTCTTTCAATAAAATTAATAACATTGAAATAACTATTGTTGTAAGACCGCCTTTTATCCAGCTATTTAAACCTTTGATATCATCATCTAACTTTTCAAAATGTTTAAATGCTGTAGTCCATCTCTCACTGCATTGTATTTCATGATTTTTCAAATCATGTGCAACGTCATGAGCGGTCTTTCTAGGCATTATTTCTCCTCTACCACTTCTACTTCTTCTTCAGCGTTGATTGCTCTATCAAACGATTCAATACAAAGATTCTTGTATTCATTTGTTATGACATAATCATCATATGCTTCTTGAAGTCTAGCTAATTTTCTACCAGCTACGTTTAATTTAGCAGCTATAGCCATTTGTTCCTCATTTAGATCAGCAGCTCTATACTGCTTATCGTTATAAGTAATAATTACCTGATCTTCAGGTTTTTTCGTTTCAGTGTTTTCCATATATAAATACCTTTTGGGTTTGTTAATTATAAATTAATTATATACTAAGAATCCAATGTTATTACATCAGATACAGGATTTTTTTCACTTTCTAATTGTGCATCTAAATTTGTTTCTAAATCAGCAACAGCTTCTTCACCCATAGCACTAATAACCCATGCTTCTACATCTGAAGATGTAACAGAATCTAAAGGAATAAAATTATCTATTTCTTCACTGTTTAAAGTTTGTGTACCATAAGTAGAAGCCGAGTAATCTCCATCTTCCTTTGTTACTCTCCAATGCACATTCCATATAACACCAGTATGACCATTGTGTTCTTGAGTATATACTTCTATTGTTTTGCAATCCCAATTCATTTTTATTCTCTTTTTAATAAGTTAATTTCAGACTGTAAGGCTTCAATCTGTGCTTGTTGTTCTTGTATAGCTTTAGTTAAAAGAGGTACAAGTTTGCTTTGATCTATTCCTTGATATTCAGGATTGCCTTCATCATCAACTGCATCTTTTTCACCAGTAATAGCTTCAGGAACTATGTCTTGTACTTCGTGAGCTAAGAAACCATCAACTGTTGTATCTGCATCAGCTATAAAGTTAAATCTAGCTGGTTTTAGCTGTACAACTCTATCAAGAGCATTAAATTCATAATCTACATTTTCTTTTAATCTGTAGTCTGAAGATGTGTTGAAAGATGTTGATGAACCACTTGTTCTAATACTGCCTACTGTTCCGTTAGGATTTTGAAATACTGCGACACCTGTGCCTGATGTGGTAGAAGTTCCTAAAAATAAAACCATCCTGTCATTAGATGCTGAAGAAAAATAAGCATGAGTAGTTCCTTTAGTCGTAGTACCCACCAACACGTTGCCTTCACTATCAATACGTAGCCTTTCATTTACATCATTTGAAACAATTCTAAGCGAATCAGTAGATTCTTCATTTTGTATTCTCCACCATTGACCTCTACCTGAATCAGATAATACAACGGAAGCATTTGTAGCTTCAACGTGTAATGGTGCATCAGGAGTACTTGTTCCAATTCCAAGTCTAGTATTAGTTAAATCAAAAACAGAATGTACACCAGTTGATGCTGTATCTGTACCTTTTAATAATCTTAAATAGTCTGCCCCACCTGTAGAATATGCATCCAAATGTGCAGCTAAAGAGCCGTTAGTTGATGATTGTAAAACTAATTGTCCGCCTTCAGCACCACCAGCACCTGAAGGTTTACCAATATGTAGAGTTGATTCTGTGCCTAAACTTGTTGTACCTATGCCTACTGCACCTAAACCATCAATACGGACTCTTTCTATAAAGCTAGTAGTGCCTTTATAATAACCACCAAATATCATGTCTGATGTTCTAGAAGCTGTTGTTGTATTCCCAAAATAAATAGTTCCAGAACTTCTGTTTGTGTTTGTTTGTGACGGAGTATTAGAATTAGCAAACAATAAGTTGGAAGATATACCACCATTTAATGCATCTCCTGATGACCATAAAGAAACACCATTCATTACTCCGTTATTTGTAGTGCCACCATAAAAAACTGTAGCAACATTTGTATAAGTAGGAGCTACTCCAGAAACGTGTAATATAGCCTGTGGTGAAGTAACTCCAATTCCAACGTTGCCATTACTACCTTCAATTTTAACTTTTGTAGCACCACCTGATTGTAAATAAATATCAGGCGTTCCACTTTCACCAGCATCTAAAATTAAATCATTTACACCACCAGCACGAATAGTACCACCAGCAGTCATAATTAAGTTGCCTAATGAATCAACACGGAGTCTTTCTATTGAACTTGCACCACCTGATGCTGTTCTAAATGCAAACTCTCCACCAGTTCCACTAGCACCATAAGAAACAAATCTTGTTACGCCACCTGAAAAGTCCATAGCAGCAGTAGATGTTCTGTCATCTACTAAAGCACCTGTTATAGCTAATGCACCATTGACTGTTAGTTTTTCAGTAGGACTACTCGTACCAATTCCAACCCTATTATTGGTAGAATCAACAACTAAAGTAGAGGTATCAACAGTTAAACCATCAGCCACAACTGTACCTGTTACGTCTATGCCTGTTGAGGTTGTATTAAGAACTGTTGAGCCTAAATGTTTTAAAGCAACAGTTCCACCATTACCTCCATCGGTACAAGTTAAATAGTCATAACCGTCTGAATCTTGTAATTGTAAGTTTGTTCCTCTAACTAAAAGGCTACCAGTTCCAGCTTCTTGTATTCTTGAATTAGAACCATCGTGATAAATCTGTAAATCTGAACCTGCTCCAAAGATGGCTTTATCACTATCAGCAAATAATATGTCATTACCATTAGATGCTAAATCACCACCAAGCTGAGGAGTTGTATCTTCTACAACATTGTTAATAGAAACAGCTTGTACTCTAGCATCAGTGTAATAAAGATTAGAGCCTTCTGATAAATCGCCAGTATCTTTTGTTGCAAGTCTTGTATCAAAATCAGAGTTAGCTCTTGCACTTGTATAATATAAATTACTACCCTCAGATAAATCAGATGTAGATTTACCGCTAAAAGCAGAATTAAATCTAGTTGTTGTGTAGTAAAGATTGCTTGATCCCTCAGATAGATCGTCAGTATCTTTTGTTCCAAGTCTTGTATCAAATCTTGCATCAGTGTAATAAAGATTAGTTCCTTCTGATAAGTCTGATGTTGAATGATTGCTAATGCTTGAAACTGTACCTGTAACTGCTCCAGTAACATCACCTTCAATATTAGCAACTAAAGTACCAAGCGAGCTTAATGTAATATTACCTGTAGAAGTACCATCTGCTGTTGTTAATCCTAGTGTAAATTTATCAACAGACTCATCCCACATAAATATACCATTATGCTGATCACCCCTATTGATTAACATACCTGAGTCATTAACTGGTGATCCTGTTAATCCTGCATTAAGTTGGAATAAGTTATCTTCTATATCTAGGTTAGTAGTATCAAGAGAAGTAAGAGTTCCATTGACTGTTAGATTACCTGCTACTGTTAAGCTATCTGCAATCTGAACATCATCAGGTAGCGATAGTGTTATAGCTGCAGACTCACTTCCACTACCTGATACTGAAACCTTATTTGCTGTACCTGTAATAGTTGCAACATAGTTACCTGTAGTGTCAGTACCTAATGCAACTGAATTAGCATCTACACTTGATGCTTGTATTCCTAGTGCATCAACAAATGCTTTAGTAACTCTTGTATCAATAGCACTATTAGCTCTAGTGTCTGTATAGTAAAAATTAGCTGAACCCTCAGAAACATCATCAGTATCTAATACGACAGCACCAGTTTGAGTATTTACACTTGTTACAGGAGCAGTAGATTGTGTAAAACTTATAACACCTGTTGAGCTATCATAAGAAATATCTCCGCTTGCAGATATTGCACTTCTTGATCTTGCATCAGTGTAGTAAACATTAGTAGAGCCTTCACTTAAATCGTCTGTATCTTTTCCTGCAAATGCAGAATCAAATCTTGTTGTTGTGTAATATAAATTAGTACCTTCTGATAAATCTGATGTAGATTTAGTTGCAAGTCTTGTATCAAAATCTGCATTAGCTCTAGCACTTGTATAGTATAAATTTGATGATCCTTCGCTAACTGTATCTGTATCGCCTTGAGTAAAAGATAAAACACCTGTTGTTGAGTTATAAGATAATTGTGTTGAATCTTCGCTTATAGAAGCTCTTGCTCTAGCATCAGTATAATAAAGGTTAGTACCTTCAGATAAATCGCTTGTTGATTTAGCAGTAAAAGCAGAATCAAAACGTGTTTGAGTGTAATAAAGATTGCTTGTACCTTCGCTTAAATCATCAGTATCTTTTGTAGCTAATCTTGTATCAAAAACAGTATTTGCTCTTGCATCTGTATAGTAAAGGTTAGTCGAACCCTCTCCAATATCATCAGTATCTAAAGTTAATGTTCCGCCTAAAGATAATGCATTAGAATTTATTGTTACGCTTGCATTAACTAGTTTTGCATTTGCTATTGATCCAGCAAGCATAGCATTAGTTATTCCTAATGCTTTTACTTGTAATGCATCGCTATCAATTTCTATTGAAGAATCGTCAACTGCTACATTTAAAGTAACAGTTCCAGCAGTTCCGCCACCAGTTAAACCATTACCTGCAACAACACCTGTAATATCGGCATCGTTTGTATTAGCTATAGTTAGAGTGCCAGCAGTATCATCATAAGTAAGTTGTATACCTGTACCAGCTTGTAATAATGTATTTACTTGATCATCTACTCTTTCATTTGTGAAATATAAGTTTGATGATCCTTCACTAACTGAATCAGTATCAAATGATATGTTGGCACTACCATCAAATGATGTTCCATTAATTGTTCTTGCAGTTGCTAAAGTTGTAGCTGTATCTGCATTACCAGTTATATTTCCTGTAAATGTATTAGATGCAGTAATACTTACGCCTGTTGTAATCCAATCGTTGTTTGCAGCGTTTCTTATCTTTAATACATTACTTGATGTATCTACCCATAATTGATGTGCAAATGTAGTAGATGGCTCAGTAGCTCCGCTATTAACAGTTGCAATAGCAGATAAAGCATTATTTAAATCTGCTCTAAAATCCGCACCTGATTGGTTTGCTAAGTTGTAATCGTGTTGTGCCATATTAAAATCCTATTTTATTAATTTTATACCTATGTTTGATATTTATAAATCATTTGAACAAAAAATCATGTTGGTTTATTAGGAAAATGCCAATCCATAATAGAACCATCAAAAGGATGACTTTCTTCATCACTTATATAGTTTTCATGGTTTCTTAGATTATTTGGTATATCTCTAAGCTCTTGTCTATATGTTGCCCATTCTGCTTTTTCACTATCTGTTAATGGAGAGTCAGGCATTTGAGTCCAATCAGAATCTTTTAATTTTCTGTTACGTTTATCTATAACTTCTTGCCAATATATATTCATTATTTATTTAATCCATAAACTGTTATTGCACCATGATCAAAAGATGAAGTACCAGCAGTATTAGAACCACCAACATCATCTGTTGCTCCAAAACACCAAACTGTAATTGTTGTATTTCCTGCAACTGTAATTTTTGCATTGACACCCCTATTTCCTAAAGCATAACTGCCTGAAGCACTAAAATGTTCTGATGCTAAATAATCACTTGCACTTGTACTTGTATAATCGTTTAAATTAGAGGTTTGTTTGACTGACATTACAAATAAGGTTTCTGTAGCACTACTGCTACTCCCTTCATAATCTACTTCACCATGAATGATAAATGTTCTAGTGCCACTATAATTAGCTGTAGTAAATTGATGGCTAAATAAAGGAACATCTCCTGTTACTGTAGTTACAGACGACGAACCTAAAACATCTCCGACAGCATAACTACCACTACTAGCTATGCTTGCAATATGATATGGCTCTGCTACTGTATAACCTGTTCTATATAATTCATTAAATTCTGTAACATCGCCTGATTCACCAGCAGTACCATCAATAATACCAATGCTTCCTGCATTAGCATTGGTAAAAGCATTAAAGTTTCCTAGTATTAAATTACCACTTCCATCAGTGTCAATAGTGACTCCATCAATTAATATTTTATCTGCTGAAAGATTATTAATTGTTGCATTATCAATAAGTACAGAGCCACCACTTACGACAAAAGGACTCACACTAGAACCGGCATCATTATCAATTTTAAAAGTATCAGCTAAGAAAGCTATCGTACTTGTAGCACCTGATCCTGAATCTGCATTACTTTCAAGAACCATTTGTGCAACTTTTCCATTTGCATTTAGTTGTAAAACATAAGATGCAGATGCGTTGTCATTAATATCTGTTATTGCTGTTGCATTTGTTGTTATAGATGCAGTATTGCCATTAACTGAAGAAGTTAAGCTAGTTATATCTGAAGCTAGAGCTGAATCTGCATTTGCCCTTGTAACTGCTTCAGAAGTTATATCTGCTGTATTTGAATTAACTGTAGAGGTTAATGATGTAATGTCTGCTGCTAAAGCAGAATCAGCACTTGCTCTAGTGGCTGCTTCTGAGCTTATTGATGCAGTATTTCCATTAACTGTAGAGGTCAAACTAGTTATGTCTGCTGCTAGTGCTGTATCAGCATTTGCTCTAGTTACAGATTCAGAAGTGATATCTGCTGTATTTCCATTAACTGTAGAAGTTAATGAAGTAATATCTGCTGCTAGTGCTGTATCTGCGTTTGCTCTAGTTGTAGCTTCACTAGTAATAGATGCAGTGTTGCCATTAACTGTGGAGGTTAAAGAAGTAATATCTGCTGCTAAAGCAGAATCAGCGTTTGCTCTTGTTGTTTGCTCGGTAGTTATAGCTGAAGTATTGCTATTAACTGTAGAAGTTAAGTTAGTTATAGCTGTTGTATTGGCTGAAGTATCAGTTGTAAGAGTAACTATATCACTTTGAGCTGTAGCTATGTTTGAGCTGTTAGTTGTTACAGTAGAGCTTAATGAATTATATAAAGTTACTAATGAAGAATCTCTAGCTTTTTCCCAACCATTATTAGATGAGTTTCTTACATATATCTGATTGTCATCATCAGTGTCCACCCATAAATCTTGAGCTTGTAATGCAGAGCTATCGGTTCTTGTTGTTGGAGCTGTTGTAGATTTTATTAATTGTGTTGAGTTTACACCACCAGCATCAATTGCAGATTGTACTTCTGCTGCTAATGCATCAAGATCAACTGCACCATCTTGTATATCTCCTGAACCTGTTGGCGGAGTTCCAACAGTAAAATTACCTGTAGCTGGAAATCTTGCTGGACTAGATTCAACACCTAAAGTATTTAAAGAAGTAATATTGGCAACAAATGAACCAGTTGGTATAAAAGTTAAATCGCAACTATCTACATCTACTATTCTGTTCATTAGCTGATTACCTGAACTATCTACAACATTAACTCTATATTGATAATCAGGAAAATCTGTTGGTTCATCCCAAGATAAAAAAGGTCTACCTGTAGAACTAGAATCACTATCAGTAAAACTAATATTGGTTGGAGCTTTTACTGCATAAGCAGAGGGTAAGTTAGATAATTCTTCTACTGGTTCTTGAGGTGGTACTTCCCATGTATAAACATCAAAGTATTCTATTAAGCTAACAGCGACCAATCCATTAGGTTGTAATTCTAATGCTTCAACTCTTGATATCTTTCCAGTAAATCCTAAAGGCGTATATGCAAGAGTAACAATATCGCCAACATTAAGTTTATACATCTCAGGAGTACCTAAGAACTGCATAGTTGTTTGGTTTCTGCTTCTTGTAAGAATAGCTTTAGCCATGTTATAGGCTATATAAGGATCAGTTACATAAGGAAACTCAGCTTTTATTTCTAATATTTCATCACCATCATCTGAGTAATATTGAGGACTAGCATCATGTAAAACTGTAGCTGTATCTAATTCATACTTTTTATTGGCGTTAAAAAACTCAACAATAACTTTGTTTGCTTTTTTGTCTTTGTTTCCATAATCAACCGATATACCAGCATCAGAGATAATATGATCATCAGTAATAGTAAAAGTAGATGTACCTGTATCTTCTATTTGTAATTCATATTGCCCATCAACATAAAGAAAAACACCTCGCATATTTGCAAGAAGCTCTTTAGCATTATCCATTACATTTTTATTAGTATCTAAATAACCATTACAATGAAATCTTTTAACCTTTAGTAAAGTAGAACCGCCAACTGAAGAATAGTTACTACTAAAATAATCATTAATAAATATTACAAACTCTTGGTTTGTATCAAAGAAATTAGTTCTTTGTATGTCTGTTATCTCTTTATTAGTTAAGACATCATCACCATTTTGGTCATAAATACTAATTACTTCGTCTACTTTATTTTGCCACCAAATATCATTTGCACCTGTACCTGTAATAGTAAAGAAATTATCTCCGCTATTAGCTGACCATGTAACTGATTGTGCTGTTCCATTAAAGTAAGGCTGGTCTACCTTAGTATCACAAACAGTAGCAGCAGAGCTAAAGGTTGACATATTAAGTTGTGATGCGGTTAGACCTTTTCCATACTCATTGTTTGTAATCAGATCCAGAAAACATAAAGCTGGATTACTTGAATGTTTATAAGTTGAAGGAGTACCAAATGTTTGAGTATTATCTCTAGGATCATAAACCCTCTTACCTTTGACTTGTACTGTTAATTGGGGAACACCACCAAACATTCCTTTTTTATCATATTTATAATGTGCTGCTATGTAACAAACACCATTTAATTTATGTGATGAAGTCCAATTAGGCATGGAAGCAACAAGCATAGGATCAGCACTTTGCGTTGGCTCTCCATGATGTAAATTAAATGTGATTCTATATCTTGATGTTGAGCTAGTACCAAATCCACCATTACCAGCACTAGTAGTTGAGCCTATCTGACTAACAGTATTTAAAGCTCTATGTCCGCTATAACCTGTTTCACCATTTCTATCTGAACCAACATAACAGCCATATCTAAATCTTTTAGGATCTGTTATGGGGTTGCCATCAAGTTCAATAGTTCTACCAAGTATTTCATCACATTCACCAACTGATAAAGCATAGACTACAAATAGATGTCTTGAATCATTGTTAGATACGTCCATATAGATGACTTGAGCACCTACTCTTCTAGTACCATAGATGACTGGTATCTTGCCACCAGCAGAAGTTTTATTAGCTAAAATGTCTTGACCTTTTGCAAGCATTTGCCTTGCTTGTAAAAATCCTTTTACACCAACTACTAATGAAGTAATTTGTAAAACAGTCGTTATAGCCTGTAATACTTTACTACCTTCGTAAACACCTTTAGCCCATTGAAAAAACTGAACAACCTTATCTAACATTATCTACCCCACCTAACGTCTGATTTAACTTGAGTAGCAAATTCCATGCCTTTATCTCCTGAACTAAATGATTGTTGTGATTCATCAGAGTAATGTCTGCCTTTAGTTAGATTCCAATTTGCCCAATGTGATGCCACTGTCATTGATAGTGTTGAATCACTTATGTTTTCTGCTATAGCAACATTTCTAATTTGACCAGTAAAATAATTAATAGCACCCACAATAGATTCACTAGCATCAAAGTAAGCAATATAAACATCTACTGTTTTATCAGTAAAAGAACCATCTTCTACTAAAGACCTAACTTGATCTGTAATATTTGAAAAACCTAAGTTGATTTCATTAACCTGTAATTGACCTGTTTCTGTAGTTGTGCCAATTGATAAAAAAGAACCACCAGCTTCATAGTTATTGGAATTATAAGTTATATCAGAATACCAATCAGTTAATCTGATAGTTGACGATAGATTTAACTCAACTAAAAAAGCTGTCTTAGTTGCTGTTGATGATACTTGGGTTTGTAAAGCAGTAGATAGACTTCTAGGCATTAGGTTATAACCTCTCTAACATCAAATGAAATACTATAAAAACCACTAGCATCTGTTGAATACATAATCTCATCACTTTCAAGATAGACTTTAAATTTGGGTTTGTTTACAACTACTTCTTCATTATCTGCTAGAGATGTTACAAGATTAGGTGATATTAAAAGATCCAATGATCCATCAGCATTTGAATCAATAGTTGATCTGACCATATAAACTTTACTATGACCATTAAACCTTACTAGATCACCAGCTTTTAGTGCATTAGCCTGACTTGAAGCAAAACCATCTAAATTAATAGATGCATCTCCTGCAACATGAGAACCTACTACTTGTATATCTGTTTCTGCTTTACCAGCACCTAAATTATCTAGTGGTGAACCAATGGTAAAGTCTCCTGATGATCCTTTTTGTTTCTGTAAAAATGCAAATACTTCTTGAGCCTTTTCTTGCTGTAGAGGTGGCATTTGTACTGTAAAAGAAAAATATTGACTACCTATTTGTCTAACTTGCCTTCTACCTGATAGTGTCTGATTTAATAAAGTAGGTCTATTATCTTTAAAATTTAAACTTCTAAAATTAGGGTTAGTAGGAAATTCAGGTATATCAGCCATTACACTACTCCCATTTTGCCTTGATTATTCATGGCATTATTTATGATTGATGTTATCAATCCTTTTCTTGATGTTAGCAACTGATCAAATCCAGCAGCATCTACTGTTGATATATTGAAGTTGACTGTAGCTCCCATACCTTGTCCTTTTGTATGGTCAATAACAGTTTCATTAGGATGTAATATAGCAGGGAATCCACCTCTTCCATCTACACCACCTGCTCTAACACCCATACCTGTAAAACCACCACCTTCCATACTATCAGCAGCAGTTTGAAATACCTTACCTATTGTAGATTCAGCACCAAAAGCTGTAGCACCAAATCCTAATAATTTTTTAATAACATGAACTCTAATTAATTCATCTATAATTGATTTGACAACTTGAGTAGCAAGGTTTTTAAAATTTAAAAATTCTTTATTAGTAAAGTCAAAAAATGTTTTGAAAGATGAAGTTAATGTAGAAGATATTGCGTTCATACTCTTAACACTATCAACAGCACCACTAAAATCTTTAGCAGCTTCTAAAGCAACTTTTTCTCTTAACTTTTCTGCTTTTTCTAATGTTGCAATTTCTTGTTTAATTATGTCTATTTTATCTTGATGATTTTGCAATCCATGTCTTGCTCTTCTTCTTGAATTTGCTTCATTATATTTTTCTTGTTTTACAAGTAATTCATCTAACTCTTCTTGTAATTCAGGAATAGTTTTAGGTATATCTATTAAACCTAATGAATCCATAAACATTAATACTGAATTAGCAGCACTAATAAACATATCCTGCATAGGAGCTAATATTTGTCTTTTAAGAATATTCATAGTGTCATTGAATCTTTCTGCTCTTCTTATAGTTTCTTCATCAAGAACACCTGTAGCTGACTCAGCTAATTCTTTCATAGCTTCAGCACCATCTTTACCCATAACAGCAAGTTTTACACCTGCTCTACCCATAAGGTCGGCTAAGATAGCATTTTTCTCAAACTGACTACCAACACCATCAAGAGCTTCAAATAAATCAACAAATACTTCTTCTGAACTTCTAACAGAACCATCGGTATTTTTAACTTGCACTCCGAGTTTTTGAAGTGACCTACCAGCTTCAGAAGTTCTAAGTTGTGCCTGACCTACCATCTTGGTAAAGTTCTGCATCCCTTTATTAAATTCTTCAGTAGTTAGACCTGCTTGTTGTGCAGCAAATTGATATTTTTGTAAAAATTCTGTATTGACACCAATAGAATCAGCAACTTTACCAATAGTATCTGCTAGCTCTAATGCTTCATTACCAAATTGAACAATTTGTCTAATTGCAAATGCACCAGCAAAAGCACCAGCTAACTTCTTCATAGCTGACTGCGTTGTACTGATATTTTTATTTAATTGCTTAAATTGTTTACCAGTCTCGTTTGTTGCTTGTATTCTTAACTTGTAATTAGTTGCCATTTCTTATCTGCCTATTCTTTTCCTCTAAATATGCTAACCATCCTGTATATTCGGATAAGGTCATTCTTTCTTCTAGTTCCTGAACTGTACAATGCAACATTTCAGCTAGATAGTATTTAGCAAATAAGTCCTTATCCTCTGCTACTTTTTTGCTTGTTGTTCTACACTTGGAGTAGACATGATTTCAGTTGCAACTCTTGCGAGTACATCTTTATCTACACCATTCATAAGTGTATGTTTATCTGATAGGTCAAATACTTTTTCACCATCAGAATCTAAGGCTTTATATATTAAGCAATAAGCCATCAATGCCACATCATCATCTTTTGCATATCGTTGCAATTTAGACATTTCAGCAAGCGTTAATGGCTTTGCATATACTTTAAGAACCTCATCTCCATCACTCCATTCAGGTATCTCTATCTCTTTGATTTCTAAAGAATCAAAATGAGCTTTTGCCTTATCTATAAGTTTCATGCTCTTATACTGTTGTTGATGTTAATGCACCATTGCCCTGTACTGATATGCTTGCTTCAATAAGACCATCAAAACTCGCACTTCTTGAAACACCAGTAACAATAGCTGAACCTGTATAGTACACATCTCCTGATGCATCTCCTTCAGGATATACATTAAGAGTTACTTCTGACCCAATGGTTAAAGCACCTTGACCTGAAGTGTCAGTCTCATCCCAAAATACATCCAAACTTCCTGAGAAAGAAGTCAATGATGATTTATACGTTCTAGCAGAATCACCCATTGAAGTATCTTCTAAAGTATCAGCAGATTCTTCAATTGAATATGATCTTATTTCAGCTACAGCATTAGAACCGACTTTTACAGTTCCTTCACTTCCTTTATGTGTTGCCATTTTCTACCTCGTCTTTCGACTTTTTCTTAGAAGAAGATTTAACTTTATCTTGCGAATGGACTGCTTCCTCTTTCCAACCCATATTCAATAAACTCTCAACCTTAGAAGGATGAGCTTTTATAGAAACTTTGCCATCAGGACTAATCATTTTCATAATTGTCTCCTTATACTGCTACATCAGGATTAGTTTCCTGAACGTAGTAATTAGTTAAGAAGGTCATTGAGACATAGCCCAATGGTTTTTCACCTTCCGCGTTAAATTCAATTTCAGTTGACTCAAGATATGTATCTTTAGCCAATCCACCTAAAGTTCTATCAGCAGCTATAGCTTCCTCAACTTCTTTACTTATTGTGTCTATTGTGTCGTCAAAGTTGCTTGTAGCTTTTGCATAACCTTCTACTACTACACTCAAATCTCTACTCATTAACCTATCAGTTCCAATAACGATAGGTTCTGATGTTTCTGATTTAGTGTAGATAGCTAATGCTGGTACTGTTTCTAATGGATAAACCCTAGACTCATAAACTCTTGTACCAGTAGTTGTTAAATTATTTAGAGTTGTTCCAAAGTATTCTCTAATTTGTTGTCTGATATGATTCGCCACTATATTTCCTCTAACATCAATGCAGAAAAACCAGTGCGATCAGACTGAATATTAACAACTGTATAACTTTGTGCTGCTTTCAACACGTTACCATTTACATCTTTAATTGCAGATACATCCAATCTATTACCAAAAGCAATATTAGGTATGTCTACTGTTCTGCAATAAGCAATAGGTTTAAGAGCTTCTACACCTATTCCTTCTTCTTGTTCTACATATTCATTATTTA